GAGACTGCCTGATGGGGCACTTTAAGATAGTAAGACTATGACTAAAGAACAACTAATTAAAGTGCTGTATCCTAACGTACCAAGCAGGGCACTATGTGACTACCTGGGTATTAATACCTCACAGCTTTACAATAGAGTATACAAGCTTGGTATCAAAAAGAACCCACGTATACGATACATGGATAACGTGAGAAATGGTACAGCTAACAGAGCTAAGACTCAGTTCAAGAAAGGCAATCAGCCCCACAACAAAGGTAGTAAGATGCCACCTCAAGTATATGATAAGGCAGCACCTACCATGTTTAAGCCAGGGCATAAGCCATTTAACACTAGGGAGCCTCATGCTACTAGCATCCGGATTGATACATCTGGTAAACCATACAGCTACACTAAGATAAAGGATGGCCTATGGAAGCTCACTCATAGGGTGATGTGGGAGCAAGTACATGGTGAGATACCCAAGGGTTATGTGGTAAGGTTTAAGGATGGCAATACGATGAACCTAAAGATAGATAACCTGGAATGCATACCTATGAGAAAGAACATGACTAAAAACACCATACAACGCTATCCTATGGAGTTACAGCAGGTCATGAAATTAAGGAGTAAACTAAACAAAACAATAAACAATGGCAAGAAACCAAATGAACGATCTTAGAGATCACCTCTTTGCAGCTCTAGAGAGATTAAATGATGATGAGCTAAGCCCTGAGCAACTATCTGCTGAAGTAGAGAAAGCACAGGCAATAAGTAACCTATCCAATGCAGTGATAGGTAGTGCTAAGGCCGAGATAGACTTCATGAAAGCTACAGGCATGATAGGTACTACCAGCAACCTGTTCAAAGGTGTTAATGATCCTAAAAAAATAGAGTAATGAAATACGTAAAATACTACAGAATGTGGCTTGAAGATACAGTAGAGCCACAAGGTGGCACATGGTGCTACATGGGAATGGATGAGAAAGGCTTTTTATGGCAGCTTAACTTTCAATATAAAGATACTGAGCAGGCAGACACCTTAGAACAATACCTCCGGTGGGGCTACAAAATTGAAGAGCTATGACAAAAGAAGATATGTACGAATGGCATGCCATCCAGAACATGGACCTTATGCGGCTTGTTGACAAGTACGACCTCAAGAAGAGAACAAGAGCAAGAAGCTACTGCTACAAGCGTTTTTTTATAGCTCAGTACATGGTCCGCAAAAGGCACCTTACTGTATTCGTAGCAGGCCACCTGTTAGGTGTTGACCACAGCACTATATCCTATGCCATGAAGATGCATGATACCTGGTGGGAGAAAGATGCTGTATACATGAATGCTATCTACCCACTACCAGAGCTCATAAGTGGTGAGCATGTGCCTCAAACTTACAGCGTAGACTATGAAGAGGTGGATATAGAGGAGTGTGTAGTCAATATACGTGGTAACTTTCCTCCAAAGTTATTAACTAAGTTTGATAAGCCTATGACAGGACCAGAATTAAGTACTATATTTGCTATGTCGTAATTTCATATTAGGTTAATACGGGGGTCAACGGACCCCTTTTTTGTGCCCTTAACATGACGATAAGACAATTCTCTATATATACGCTATAGTAAAAAGTCCATAGCAGTACTCTGAAGTTTTGTAAAATTTTGCGTCGCAGCGTCGCGGAATTGCTGAAACCCTTGTAAACATTGACTTTTAGACATGACGCAACACATGACGCAAATTTTTTTTTTGTCTTTTTAATTACATTAACGTCTTTTTATATCTTTGTACCCCATGTATAACCCAAACATATCCGTATTCAGGTCTCTATACCACAGCAAAGAGACCCCCTTCAAGCTCACAGCCATTGATGTATTCAATAGAATAAGGCAAGGCAACCCTGAGCTAAATAAGAAAATAGAAGCTATTAGAGCTGGAGATAGTGAAAGCAAGAATAAGCTCATGGCTATCATGTTCAATGGTACCTTCAATGAGCGTAAAGATGATGGCCTAATAGAGCACTCAGGGCTATGTGTGATAGACTTTGATAAGTATCCTGATAAGGAAACTATGGAGAAGGACCGCAATAAGCTAATGAAATGTAACCACGTTTACCTCATGTTCACTTCTCCCTCTGGAAATGGACTTAAAGCTGTTATACGTATACCTCGTTGTGATAAGTTTGAGCACAAGAGAAGGTTCGGAGCCTTTGGTGAGTACTTCAAGAGCAAGTACTTTGATGCTGCCAACTGCAATGTATCCAGGGTATGCTTTGAAAGCTATGATCCTAATGCCTATCTCAATGAATTTGCCGAGGAGTTTAGAGGTATCCAAGATGACAAGGGATATACCATGATTGAGAAGCCTATGGTCCTACCTCTTACCAATGAAGATAAGATCATTGAGCTTATTATGAAGTTCAAGCATGGCCCCTTCACCGAAGGCAATAGAGCTAACTGGCTCTTCAAGGTGGCCATGTGCATGTGTGAGTATGGGGTAGATGAGCGTATAGCACGTAACTACCTACTGCAGAAGCAAGAGCCTGGCTTTACTGCCGATGAAATCAATAACACCGTAAGCAACTGCTACATGCGTGGTAACTTTGCAAGCAAGTACTTCGAGGATAGGCAGACTATGGATAAGGTAAAGGTTAAACTCAAGGATGGTGTAAGCAAGGAGGATATCAAGAAGCAGTTAGGTGTAGATGATAACGTGATAGATAAGGTGCAAACTGAGGTGCAGAATGTAGATGATAAGTTCTGGGAGGGTGAAGGTGCCAAGGTCAAGATAGTACCGAATAATTTTGCCAAGTTCCTGCATAAGCATGGCTTTGCCAAGTACTACCCGGAAGGTAGCAAGAAGCCTACCTTTGTATACATCCAGGAGAATAAGGTGAATGAGTCCTCCACTGAGCTTATTAAGGACTTTGTACTCACTTATCTCCGCAAAGATGAGACCATTGATGTATACAACCACTGTGCTAAGTCCACCGCCCTGTTTACTGAAAACTATCTTAACATGCTAGATAGCATAGATATGAACCTCCTGCAGGATAGCAAGCATGTGAGCTTCATACCCTTCAAAAATGGTGTAGTAAGGTGCACCAAGGATAGTGTGGACCTGCTCAGCTACATTGATATTGATGGCTACATCTGGAACGGGCAAATCATAGGCAGAAACTTTACACGATTAGAGTCTCATGTTAACAATTTTCAGGATTTTATACGTAAGGTATCTGCTAATGATGATAACAGGGTGCAGGCCATGGAGACTATATTAGGGTATCTACTGCATACGTTTAAGGATAAAACTGATCAGAAGGCTATCATATTCAATGACCAGGAGATAGATGATAACCCTAATGGAGGGAGTGGTAAGAGCTTAGTGCTTACTGCACTGAGTAACATACGCAAAGTGATTAAGATAGATGGTAAGGCCTTCAACCCGGGCAAGAGTGATTTTGTGTACCAACGTGTTAACCTGGATACACAGGTGTTAGCCTTTGATGATGTTAGGAAAAATTTTGACTTTGAGCACCTCTTTAGCCTGATCACTGAGGGTATACCGGTCAACCGCAAGAATAAGGATGAGATATACATACCATTTGAGCGTTCACCCAAGGTGGTTATTACCACTAACTATGTGATATCAGGCTCAGGTACCTCACATGACCGTAGAAGGCATGAAATAGAGTTTTTTCAGTACTTTAATAGCCATCATAACCCCGTGCAAGAGTATGGCAAGCTCCTATTCGATGAGTGGACTGCAGAGGAGTGGAGCTTGTTTGACAATTACATGCTAAGCAACCTGCAGAAGTACCTACAGATAGGGCTATTTAAGACTGTTAGTATCAATGCTGATGCTAAGAGGCTGATACAAGCCACCTGCAAGGAGTTCTATGACTTTGCACTGGATCCAGATGTATTACCACTGAATAAAAGGCTGTACAACTCACCTACATTAGTGAGCTTTCAAAATGATACCAAGAGCTTCAAGGAGCTAAGCCCTAAGCAGTTCCTCAAGTGGGTGGCTGAGTGGGCTAATTACAAGGGGTATACCATGGTCAAGAGTAAGGATCACATGGGTAGATACTTTGAGTTGCAGGATGGCAATAAGAATGAAACTGATTTTAACCAAATAACACCAAGCAATGAAGCACCTTTTTAACATGACTGTACTGGTCCTGCTATTGGCAGGCTGTAAAAGCACTGCCTACTCATGGGGCAAGTATGAATACCTTGAAATTGTAGGACATAGCCCAAAAATACCTACCTTTGGCGAGGATGGGCTAAACCTACCACCTGGTAAGTATATCATAAAAGCCTACAAGGGGCAAGAAGTAACCTATATTAAGTATGAACCGAAATGAATACAAGTACTTATTTAAGATATTTGGACATTGGGTTATGTCAATGGAATGACAAACCTATTTTATATCTTATGCATGCATTGGGTACAGACAGATGGAAAATAGGAATTACAAATAATATAAGAAATAGATGGTATTCTGTTCACAGTCAAAGCCCTTTTGATATAACTGTATGTAAAATATGTATATGTGACAGCAGAGATACAGCTAAAAAACTTGAATATCAGTTTATGCAACAAAACAAAAATAGATTTGTCAAAGGTGAATGGTTTATATGTAATTATGTAGATATTTTTGAATTAGAAGAGATGATATTTGGTTATGAATACTCCCATTACATTGATAGAGATTTATATGATTATGTAAGAATGAAACGAGATGAACAAAGAACACAAGAAACTACTCCATGAGCTGAAGCTCAAGAAGTGGGCTGAGAAAAACTCAGAATTTCCACCTAACTATATACCTAAAACAGTGTACAAAGACTCAACAGCAAACGGCCTAACCAAGGCAATCATAGATTATATCACCCTGCATGGATACCAAGCAGAACGTATCAATACAATGGGTGTAGCACGTACCAAGTACCGCACTGATGGCTCAGTGGCAGGAGTTCAATGGACTAAGGGTACCGGTACACCAGGCTCAGCAGATATATCTGCCACCATTAAAGGCAGAAGCGTGAAGATTGAGGTCAAGATTGGTAAGGATAGGCAGAGTGATGCTCAGAAGAGATACCAGGAGAAGATAGAACAGGCAGGAGGGGTGTACTACATAGCACGTAACTTTGATGATTTTGTAAATTTTTTTAATGAAATCGTAAATAATTAAAGTAAAATTGTATATTTGTAGAAATTTTAACTCAATAAATTATGACAACAAGAAAAACAGCTCAAGCTGAAGAGCCTAAACCAGCACCAAAGCCAATGAACATCTATCAAAAGCTGCACCTGGCGAAGCAGTCCATGGGTAAGGTGATTAAGAACGCCACTAACCCACACCTTAAGCGTAACTATGCTGATATCAATAGTATCATTGATACAGTAGAGCCTATCCTACTAGACTGTGGACTGCTACTGATACAGCCAGTGAAGGATGATAAGGTGTATACTATCATCATTGATATTGAAAGTGAAGACACCCTTGAGAGCTTTATGCCCCTTCCTTTAATCACCGATGCACAGAAGCTTGGTGGAGCCATCACCTACTTCCGCAGGTACACCCTAGTATCTCTTCTATCCTTACAAGCTGTGGATGATGATGGGTATGAGGCTTCAAGGCCTTCTAAGAATAAGCCTACCCTGGATGGGGATAGATGGGCTAAGGCACTGGCAGCAGTTAAGGCAGGCAAATTCACAGCTGAGCAGATAAAAGAGATGTACAACCTAACTCAAGAGCAGGAGGCACAGCTATGAAGTTCAGAGCATCACAATTAGGCAAGCTAATGACCTCCTCCAGGACTAAGGGGGAGGCATTGAGCCAAACAGCTAAGAGCTACATCATTGAGAAAGCTAAGCAGGACTTTTATGGCTACCGGAGTGAGCTCACTAACAAGTACGTACTCAAGGGTATTGAGCAAGAGCAGGATAGCATTGATTTGCTTAACCTGGTACGTGTGGAGAACTATGCCAAGGACTGCCCTCCTGCTGAAAATGAATGGCTAACTGGTTGCTGTGATATCATCACTGAGGATAGGGTGCTTGATATCAAAACCTCCTGGTCCTTAGATACCTTCCCTGCCACTACCTTTGAGTTCAAGGATACCTCAGACTATGAATGGCAAGGCAGGGCATATATGTGGCTATACGATAGGCCTATATTTGAGCTGTGCTATGTTATGGTGAGCACTCACCCAGAGTTCCTGAGCCAATATGACCCCATTGATATACATGAGGTGGACCACATAGACCCTGCTAAGCGTATCACTAGCCTTACCTTTGAGCGTGATACTACACTGGAGATACAGATGATTGAGAAGCTCACAGCGGCATCTTTATTTTATGACCAAGTATTAACCCAATTAAATAATAAATAATGAAAACAAGAGATGAATTTTTTGAAGCGGCAGTGCTTGCTGCCTTCCAGGGCTTACTTGCTGCATCCGGACACTATCGTGATGAGCTAATCAACAACCCATGTGAATACGTGGCTAATGCTGCAAGGCAATATGCTGATGAGCTTACTGAGCAGTTGTATGGTCCTGAGTTACCAGTGATCAGGGAGCGTTTATTTTAAGCCAAAACTGATTTTTTTTACTACATTTGGCGAACTATGAAAGCAACCATTGAATACAACCTGCCAGACGATCAACATGAGTATGACCTGGCCAACAGTGCTAGTGATATGTACAATGCACTCTTTGAAATTAACGAAAAGCTGCGTAGCCTACACAAATACGGTGATCTTAATGGTGAGCAGTGGGAGATGGTAGATAAGATATACCAAGATTTTCATGATATACTAATATATAACAAGATACAGCTATGATACTACTACTTTCAATACTGCTCGCCCCTGCCGTAGTGTGGGGGTGGACTTTTACTATCTATCAAATAATCAATATCTATAAAAATGAGTGAGTTTAAAGGAGAGGTGGTGTTCGTTACCCCTACAAAGTCAGTATCTGACAAGTTTAAGAAGAGAGACATCACCCTCAAATCTGAAGGTGAGTATCCACAGTACGTAACATTTGAGCTAACACAGGATAAGTGTGACCTAGCCAACAACCTCAAGGCAGGTGATGTGGTGGAGCTCAAGTACAACCTACGTGGCCGGAAGTGGGAGGCTCAGGATGGTACCATTAAGTACTTCAACACCATTGAAGCATGGAGCATGACTTTATCTAGTGGTGGAAAACAAGTTGATAAAAATAATGAGGACTCTGACGATCTACCTTTCTGAGGGTGAGACACTGAGCCAATGGGCTGTAAAGCAAGCCAATAGCATGCTAAATGATAGGTACCGGCTAGTACACCTTGCCCTGGATATGAAGGCACCATACCATACTGTTCGTAGGTTTGTAGCAGGTGAGAACGTGGCACTAGAGATACAGGATAAATTTATTTCGCTATATTTGAAGCATGTATACTCTGCTCATCCTAATACCTATAGCGTGGTGGCTCACTGAGTTTGAACCTCTACAGGCAACTATTGACCGCATTCCTATGTCCTCATGGCTAAGGGATGCCTTCTTATGTATTAAGTGTGTAGCATTCTGGCTTACCTTGATAGTAACCTTTAATTTTATCTTAGCATGTCAGGCAGCTCTATTGGCTTACCTGTTGAACAGAGTGATAGCCAGGTTGTAGATAGAGTACTATCTCTACCGGATACCCTCAAGTATACTAAGCATTCACTTGCTGAGCTGCTCAAGATACGTATTAAGTATGAAGGTAAGCAACCCCAGGAGTGCTTCTGTGCTTCTGTGAGACGCAAGGTATGGTTCAAAGAGTTTACACTATGGTATGAAGGCTATCTTAGATCAGTTGGTATCGAGTCAGTATAGTGAGCTAGAAGCCTATACTAATTACCTACTGAGCAGGCTAGGCAGTCAATTAGACCCCACTACTATCATCAGCAACAGCTATCTGCACTGTGTTAACATTGAATGCACTGATCTAGATACCATGAAGTCCTACATGCTTAATACTATCAAGAAGCAGATACTCTGGTCAAGTAGTCAAAGCAATAAAGAGGAGCGTGTTAACAGCTCTGATGATGAGGTAGAGCAGATAGATGATACCACTGACTTAGATATGAAGATACTAGAGGAGAAAGCATACCAACGCAATAAGGCTTTCATTGAAATATACCGCTCCAGGTGCCATGATAGGGTATCTCAGATAGTACTCAGTGCCTACATTGATAAAGGATACAATACAGCTAGAGCAATGGCTAAGTACTTCGACATACCGGTGACCTCAGCACACTACCTTATAGCAGATATTAAACAAAATCTCCGTGAAATACAATATAAGTATGAGAACTAGCCAAATCATAGCTGGTTGCTGTACCTTGTTTGGTATGTCAACAGGAATATCACTACTGTTTCATAACTTTCAATGGGCAGCTTATGGAGCTGGTTGCTGGATCATAGGATATTATTTATTTTTAATTGCACAAGAAAATGAGTACAAGCAAGACGAAGAGCAAGATCAAGATCAACCCTAATTACCTAGGTGAAGTTATTGAAATAACAGGACCTAATGGCTTTACAAGTGTAGAGGTCACTGAAAACATGGTGGAGGAGCAAGAGTATTATACTGCTTTAGGTTTTGGTCACTTATTCATTGTTGAACATGCCAAGAGCGAAGATAGGGGAGACGCCTGAGCAGTACATCAAGAGGTGTATGGCTGACCCTGAGACCCTGGAGAAGTTCCCAGAAGAGGCTCAGAGGTATGCAGTATGCGCTTCTATGTATGATACTCCTCTAGGTAACTACAAGAACGTGTTTGCACAGTCCTATAATGACTATCCTAAGGCTGCAAAAGAGAACGCTAAGACAGCACTCAAGTGGGCAGAGGAGAATGGATGGGGTAGATGTGGTACCGGAGTAGGCAAGGCAAGAGCAAACCAACTAGCCAAGGGTGAACCTATTACTGAGAGCACCATTGCACGTATGGCAGGGTTTGCTAGACATAGAGGTAGTTCTGAGCGTGAGCTTGGTGATGGATGCGGTAGACTTATGTGGCTTGCTTGGGGTGGTGATGAAGGTATTGAATGGGCACAACGTAAACTAAAACAAATTAGAGGTGAAGCATAAATACATATCTACTCCTGAGGACCTACAGAAGATGTGGGAAGACTACAAGGCAGAACTACCTACTGACCTACTACCTACACTGTCTACTAAGACTGGTGAAATAATGTACCTACCTGTGCAGAAACCTCCTACAAGATGGGGCTTTGAAGCCTATGTATGGAAGGTTTATGGCCATCATGTTAAGCAATATCTTGATAATCAGGATAAGCTATACAATGATTATATGGGAGTCGTTTCGTACATAAGGAATGACTGGACCGCTGAGCATGTCACTGGCACCATGACCGGCAAGTACAAGGCACCCAACCTGACAGCAAGAGTGACAGGAGTCTATGACAATGTAGATGTGACTACCAAGGGTGAGGCTATCACTGACATCAAGGTTACCATCGTACAGCCTGACAATGATTGACCAGGTAGACTACATGGCCTCAGTGGTGGAGGACTTCATCTTTAAGGTTAAAGGTGAGAAGGTCCGCATCAATAGAAGGCTAGTAGCTATGGACCCTCGGCAGTTGGTGATGCTGTACAACACCTACCAACAGATAGCACATGGAGCTAAAGAGCACGATCATATTCCAAAAGAACCTGGAGGCACTCAAGAGCCCACATAGGTTTATAGTTAACGAGGGAGGGAGTAGGAGTAGTAAGACCTATAGCTTATGTCAACTGGTCATAGTCTACTGCCTGCAGAACAAGGGCAAGGTAGTTAGCATCATACGTAAGACCTTCCCTGCTTTAAGGGCTACAGTTCTAAGAGACTTTACGGAGATACTCAAGGGGTTAGGTATATACTCTGTAGATGCACATAACAAGAGTGAACAGATATACACCTTTGCCAATGGTAGTATGGTGGAGTTCTTTAGTGTGGATGATGAGCAGAAGATTAGAGGGCGGAAGCGTGACATAGCATGGTGCAACGAAGCCAATGAGCTGTACTTCGATGACTTCACCCAGCTTAACATGAGGACTGAGCACAAGCTAATCTTTGACTACAACCCCTCAGATAACAGCTCATGGCTGTATGAGCTACCACCAGAGGACACCACATTGATACGGTCCACCTACAAGGACAACCCCTTCTTGCCTCAGAGCATACGCAACCAGATAGAGGACTTGAAGAGAACAGATGAGGCACTGTACCAGATATATGCCTTAGGGCAAAAGGCAGTGAGCAAGAGTAACATCTACAGCAACTGGACCTTCATGACTCATAGACCTGCTAGGTTCACTCAGTTTGTGTATGGCCTTGACTTCGGGTACAACCACCCCACTGCACTTATGAGGGTGTACTGGCATGAGCGTGATATATTCATTGAGCCTGTAATCTATGAGAGCTACCTGACCACCACCATGCTCATTGATAAGATGGGTACACTGAACATAGAGAAGGAGGTAACTATATTGGCTGACTACTCAAGACCTGAGATTATAGCGGAGATGGTCAATGCCGGGTACGATGTTATCAATGCCAACAAGGTGGTAAAGAAAGGCATAGACTACGTTAAGACCTTCGGGGTGTACTGCCTAGACAGCAAGGATGTGAAGAGGGAGTATGACAACTACAAGTGGAAGAAGATAGGTGACCACATCACTGATGAACCTGTCAAGCTGTTCGATGATGCTATGGATGCTGTGAGGTATGCAGTTACATATATCAAGGATGAGTACTTCACTGACAGTGCGTATGTATCCTTCTAAACACATGACAAGATTAAAACAATATAAGTATGGCAGTATCTCTAATAGCTAAACCCTACACCCTCACACCTGCATACAACGAGGTGAAGTTCATCCATGACTCAACCAACAAGAACCTGCAGGGCTTCAAGTATATCTATGACATCTATGAGAGCGGTACCGCTAACAAGATAGCTGAGTACCGGGTGCTGCCTGTGTACGGCACTGGCTATGGTGAGGTAGACCTATCTAAGCTCTTGCAGTCGTATGTGAGCTATGACTTGAACCTGACCAACACAACGGTATACAACGCAACCAACAGCCACTACAAGTACGATGTCAAGGTAGGTGAGGAGTACCTGACTACCACCACCTACACTTCTGCACTCACTCAGTACCTGGTAGCTCCATACATTGGCAGGGTGCAGATTAACGTAGCTAACACCTTTGTGTTAGGTGATCAGATAAACATCACTGAGATAGGTGTTGGAGCCACTAACCCAAGCATGGAGGGGCTGTTCACTGTGGTGGTAGCTAACCCTGCCTTCATAGTAGTTAATGTGCTATGGTCCACCATAGTGAATGCTAACAAGGATGGTAACATCACCTATGCTGATGGCAGGAGAACAGTGACCAGAAACCTGCACGTTGACCTTAATCAATACGTGTTCAATGGTGCTATCAAGTGGGTAGACATGCCTGCATACAACTGGCAAGACTACATGCTTAACTCTGGTACTGATCAGTTCCTAACTAACCTACCAGGTGATACTATATTATTCCGAACACAGTTCAATGCTACGCTATCACAGGACCTATGGTTCAATGCTGTGGCCAATGGTAGCCCGGGAGGTACTGACTTCGTATACTTCCAGAACAACCTAGGTGATCTCTTTAGAAAGGCAGTGAATGCTACTGACCATGTGAGTGGTATCTCAGTAGGTCCTAACAATCATGGAGTGCTAACACCTGTAGTAGGAGTACTGCCGATGATTAAGCCTGCTGTGACCAGATACCAGGTGTTCTATGAGCGTGCCGGTGTACAGGTAACCAAGGCATACACTATAGGTATAGACAGAAGGGTACGTACTACTAAAGAGTACAGCATCCTGTTCTTAGACCGTAAGGGGTCATGGGGTAGCTTTGCCTTCACAGGGAGGGAGTATGAGAAAGGTAACATAGCTAGGACTCAGTACAATCAAGATGTAGCAGGCTTCGTCACTGGAAGCCGATGGACCTACAACACTCAAGATAGGGGCTACCTTAACACTCACATAACCACTGAGACCACACTGGACTTGAATACTAACTGGATGACTGAGGCCATGGCAAAGTACTTCGTAGAGCTCTTGAGTTCACCCTATACATTCATTAAGACAGCTGACTACTCGGTAGACTGTGAGCTACCTGTGAGCACTCAGTACATCAGCTGTAATATAGTTACCTCATCCTTTGAGGTATTCAAGGAGCGTAACAAGAATTTAATTAAGCAGAGCATCCAGGTGAAGCTCGCTAATAATGATATAGTCAATGGTTAGGATACAACTAGCAACGGGGTACCTAGATGTTAAGGAGGGTACTGCCTTCCCTTTGAACTTCCAAGTAGGAGATATCAGAGATATATCACAGCGTAAGGGTAACTTCTCTAAGACCATTAAGCTCATAGGTAGCAAGAACAATAACAAGCTACTAGGGCAGTACTATGATGTTAACATCCAAGCAGGTACATTCAACATCAATGCACTGACTACATGCTCAGTGATACAGGATGGCATACCTATCATGGAGAATGTAAGTATGCAGCTTACCAATGTGGTGAAGGTTCAGGATACTTCAGGCTATGAGGAGTCGGTAGAGTATGAGGTCTTGGTCAAGGATAGCAAGGCTGACTTCTTTACAGCTATCAATAACAAGGAGCTCACAGATATAGACTTCAGTGATTTGAACCATACCTATGATGCATTCAATGTAGTCAACCGATTTACTAACACTGTGGCCAATGGCTTCAAGTACTTCTTACCCGGGAGTGGTGATGCCTTCTATAGCACTAATGAGTTTAAGCCTGCCATCTTTGCCAAGGTTTACATGGATAGGATCTTCGCTAATGCAGGCTTTCAGTACAACTGGTCAGGGTTAACTGCTGCTAGATTTGATAAGCTGATCATACCCTACAACGGTGATATAGATAACTTTGACTACAATGACTACATGGTCAAGGCAGAGCGCACTGTACCATTTACATTAACTGGTAATACAAGTGTGCCAGGGTATAGTAATATACCGTTTGTATCTGGTTCACCTATTACTGGGTGGACTGAGACCGAGGATCCACAGAACAGGTACAACCCTGTGACAGGTGTATACAGTACACCCTTCAACATCAGTAGTAACAATGCACAGGAGTACACCTACACAGTACAGATAAGATATGATATAAACATCATTAACCCTACAGGTGGTAACATCTTCAGTGCGAAGCCTAACAATGCAGGTGTACAGATACCTAACCCTGCACACTATGCACCTGTTGTGTTAGTACAAGGTGGTGCTACTAGCTTTCAGCCACTATACACTAACCCTAACCCCTTGAGCCCTGTTGTAGCAGGAGCTGTGCAGTGTCCTCTATCTCTAGCACCAGGTACTACTACCTTGCTGAGTCAGACAGTAACAGTGACACTACCTTTATCTGCTGTTAACCTACCACAGAACACCTCTGCTAGGCTATACTTCTTTGTGCAAAACCCATCTTACATACCTGCAGGGCAAGCAGCGACTGGCACAGCATGGAGGGTAGGTAGTGTTACTGGTGCACTTGTGCCCAATGTAAGAGTAGACATGGTAATCAATTCTGTTTACTTAACCATTGTGCCTAACAATAACATAGTAGCCATAGGTGGTACCCTGGAGGTCAATGACTACGTGCCTAAGAAGATAAAGCAGAGTGACTTCATTAAGGGTATCTTCAACATGTTCAACCTGTATGCTGAGGTAGATAAGATACAACCCAACACCATTAACCTCATACATAGAGACGACTACTATGATGCAGGCACTGAGGTAGACTGGACCTATGCGTTGGCTAAGGACCAAGAGCAGGAGCTGTCATTCTTACCAGAGCTCACAAGCAAGAAGCTAATACTGACCTATGCACCTGATACTGATAGCCCTAATGTGACCTACACCAATGCTACTAACCAGATATACGGACAGGCAGAGGTAACCTTTGACAATGAGTATGTCAAGGATGTAACCACCAAGCCTATCTTATTTGGTCCTACACCTGTGATACGTACACCTTTCAATGCTTATGTACCTATGCTTTCAGGTGCAGCTCCTAAGACTAACCTACGGATACTATATGATAGTGGGGTGATGAAGACATGCAATGCATATAACATCTATGACTATGGTGTTGTAGGACAGGCAGGGGTACTAACCTATCCATACGTTGGTCACTTCGATGACCCACTGCTGCCTACCTTTGATATTAACTTCGCCACCTGTGCCTTCTACTATTACAACCCTACTAGCTTAACTGAGAATAACCTATACAACAGGTATTGGCGTAGGACTATGGGACAGATAAATAATGGCAAGATGCTGACTGCCATGTTCAATCTTACTGAGAGTGACATACAGAAGATGAAGCTCAATGATAAGATACGCATTGACAACTCATGGTGGAATATAAACAAGGTCATTGACTACGATGCCAATGCAAACAAGCTGACCAAGGTAGAGCTGATTAGTATAGATACAGAGATAGACTTCATGCCATTTGTAGCAGGCTTCAATGAGCCAGGCATAGGGCTTCCGAATGTAGGACCTATACAACAGGTAGCTAACAATACAGTAGTAAGAACCAGGAGCGCCTATGCTAATGTAACAGGTGAGGGTGGTATGCTAGGTGAAATAATTGGCAGGGGTAATGTAGTGCCTCCTGGTGTTAGGACCATGGTAGTAGGTGATGGCTTCGAGGTCAACACCAATGGTATAGTAGTAGATAACCTGGTAGTACGTAGCAGCTACAATGGTGTGGCTGTTGATACTACACCACAGAGATACATGGCTAACCTCACACAGGTAGGGGTAGCTAACCCTACGTCGTATGTTATGGAGGGCAGCTTTGGTACCATTACCTGGGTAAGGATAGCACAGGGGCAGTATTGGGGGTACCTTGATCAGTATGACCCATTGACTCCACTGACTGAGTTAGCTGTCATGATAAGCAGTAATATCTTCGATGGTCTTATCACTGCAGAGTACCTCCCTGCTAACCAAGTGATAGAGGTATTTACCACTCAGGTAGGTGTAGGCTTGGTAGATGGCTATCTGAATAGTACAACAATAATGATATATTACTACCCACAATAATGAACGAAGTTGAAATACCATTAAAGATAAGCGGCATAGCTGAGATAAAGGCAGAGCTTAAGGCACTCAAGGGTGAGTTAACTAATGCTACTGACCCTGAAGAAATGGCTAGACTTGCCGAAGAGGCAGGTAAGTTATCTGACCAATTAAATGATGCCAATGAGAAGGCAGCATTATTCGCTAATGGATCTAAATATCAGCAGTCCAGGAATGCGTTTGCATCTATGAAGGGGGACTTGATGGAGCTAGACTTTGAAGGTGCTCAGGAGAAGGCTAAGATATTTGCGACTACATTAGGTAAAATTAATCCGGCACAATTAGGGGGCTCTATGAAAGCACTGATGGGTACTATAGGTACACTTGGTCAAGCATTTGTAAAGCTGGGTGCAACCATTTTGATGAACCCTATATTTTTAATTGTAGCTGCTATTACTGCTATCATTGTAGTAATAGGTTTAGTTCTCAAAAAATTTGGAGTGTTAGATGATGTGTTACAGGCATTGATGGCACCCATTAATGCATTGATTGAGGGCTTTGAGGATTTAACTGACTGGCTTGGGTTTACAAATAATGCAGGAGAAGAGGCAGCAGAGGCAGAACAAGAAAGGCATGATAATCGTGTTAAACAAATGAAGAGAGAGCAAGAGGTAAGGGAGAGAGCATATTCGAGAGAGCAAGCTGGTTATGATAACAAAATTAAATTAGCTAAGGCAGAAGGTAAAAGCACATACGAGCTTGAGAAGGCAAAGATCAATGCATCTATTAGATATCAAAGCGTATTAAAGAAGGAACTAGAGTCTGAGCTAAGTGGGTTGTATATTCTTATTGAAAAAAAGAAAGCTGTTGGAGAAGATGTATCTGGAGATGTAAAACAAATCGCAGATCTAAAGAAAAGAATATCGGATGCAAGTATAGCTATTGAAAACTCTAGAACAGATTTGAAAGTATTAGATATTGAAAAAAAGAAAGCGGAGGCAGAGGCATTAAAGTCAAAAGAAAAAAACAATACCAATAAAAAAGAAGGGCAGAAAAATAATGAGGAAAGAATAAAAATAGAAAGAGAGCTTCGTGATTATGAACTTTCACAAATCAAAGATACTGCTGAAAGAGAGATAGCAATAACTACTGAAAAGTATGCTAGGTTACAAGAAGATCTTAAAAAGGATAAGAAAAAAACTGCAGAGCAAAAACTAGAATACGAAAAAATATACAATGATCAATTAGCAGAAGAGTTAAAAACTCAAGAGGCAAATAGAAGAAAGATAGCAGAAGATAACGAAAGGAAAGCTAATGAAGCTATCCTACAACTCAGGTTACAACTTATGCCGGAAGGTACTGAGAAAGAAAAGGCACTACAGGATGATAAGTACAAGAAGCTACGTGATGCAGCCATTGCCGATACCACACTAACAGAAGAGAAGCGTAATGAGATACTAGCCTTGTATGATGAACAGCGTAGGCAAGAAGATCAGAAGAAGATAGATGAAAAAAGCAAACAGCAAGCTGCATTATTACTATTACTGCAAAGTCAAGAGGATCAAGAGCTAGAAGCACTTAGGGTAAAGTATGAAGAGGAGCGTAAACTAGCTGAGGGTAACGCTGCATTACTTTTAGCATTAGAAGATAAGTACACTAAGGATAAACAAAAAATACAGGATGATGCTAATCTACGTGAGATAGAAGCTGCTCGGGTAAAGAGAGATGCTATCATACAAGCAAGCCAAGATATATTTAGTGGACTTAGCAACCTAGGTACTTCATTAATCAAGGATCAAAAGAAGCTAGAGAAGTTTAACAAGGCATCTGCTTTGATACAGATAGGTATTGATACAGCCAAGGCTATCTCTGCTCTAGTAGCACAGAGTCAAGCTAACCCCTTTAATGCTATCACAGCAGGTGCTGCGGGTGTAGCACAGTTTGCTACCGGTATCATACAGATACTTACTAACATAGCCAAGGCTAAGCAGATACTATCATCTGGAGGTACTCCATCTGCAAGCGGTGGCGGTGGTGGTGGTGGCAATGGTGGTGGTGGTGGTGGAGGTGCTACTGCTCAAGTTGTACCACAGGCTGCACAACTATTCGGACAAGCTAACACAGGTAACCAGGTTCAAGCAGGTGGACAAACTACTGAGAGCAGCATGACAGTCACAGCGGTAGTGAGTGAGACAGCTATGACATCCACACAGAATAAGATACAACGAATTAACAAGAATGCAGAACTATGATAAGTCTACAGTCCACCATTAACAAGATCATAACTTTTTACAATGCTCATCTTCAAGTTAAGAAGGTAGGTACTGACTTCAAGGAGCAGCTTTACAACTTCGCCACCAAGGATGAGAAGTATCCTATAGTATTCATAGTACCTGTATCAGTTAGCAACACTGAGAATACTAACCTGTTCACCCTAGATATCTATTGCTTTGATATCATCCAAAAGGATAGGGCTAACATCATCACTATACTGAGTGATACACATCAGATACTCATGGACTTATTCAACTACTTTACATTTAGCAAGGACCATAGCATGGATGTAAGTGGTACACCTACCTTCACTGCATTGAACAATGACCTACTAGACTATGCAGCAGGGTATCTTATGACCATAACCTTAGAGGTAAGTAACTGGACTGACTGTGACGTGCCACTATCTTAAACATTTAAGCACCTTAGAACAATATAAGTATGAGCATACCTAATTGGTGGGGTGATTGGAGGCCAGGTCTCACACCTCACACAGGAAACTTACAGGCCACTGACTTGATAGAATGTACTCAGATAGTGGGAGGCTTACCTGTTAACACCGTTATGACAGGTGCTCAAATCATTGCAGCCGTACCTGGTGGTGGTAACAGCCCTCAAATTATTGCTAAGAAAGCAATGGTCAGCCACACTGGTACTCCTACCTCTGGTAACACCATGATAGCTTCGGAGGATATAAGTGCTCACATCAGTACTAACACATACTATCATATAAGTGTAATGGTACGTAAAACATCAGGACCTGGCAATTCCTCTGCATTTAGGCTATATGTTAACAGCAGTGCCTCACTCACAGGTGCTACATTGATAGGTACCATGGCATCAGTAGGAAGTGTTAACAATATATCTAACAATACCTACAACTTTGTTACTGACTCTTCGGGTAACATGTATGTAGTGGCTGCTGGTAGCGCTCTATCTATTAACTATGTCCAAGGTGCTGGCACAGTTATTACAATACCCTCACCCTGCTATCTGATTTGGGCATCCCAGACACCTAATGGTGATACTATAATGCTACTTAACTCAACAGTCACTAAATATGTATAGTGTTACAATCAACGATATTACTTACACCTTCACCGAATGGGAGGAGATAGATGGATACTACATTCATATATTCACTGAGCATGGTGTTATCTGTGTTCCTAAAGACTTAGTAGATGGGAAGGTACGCTAATGATGGTAATTTCAATGTGCTATATCCTACACGTAGGAAAATGGCAGCAATGCTTAAGCGCATCATTGTAAGCAAAGGTCTAGTACAGGAGGGCACCCTGGTAGACTCAGTACGTATCAATGCCAGGATAACAGGCTTTGCCAAGCTAGAGATAGAAATCATAGCTATGTACTACTTCATATTCTTAAACAATGGAGCGTATCTATGGAATGGTGGGGTGATACCACCTTACGATATAGTCAGTGACTTTACCTATGAGATGAATAGCAGTGGACTTACTGCAGAAATATACAGGCAGTATACTGAATGGTTAACTAAGACCTACCCACTAGTTAAGGCAGTGGAGGTACTAGAGAAAAATCAAAAGATAGTATACACATTCTTACCTATAGATGCACCTGCAGACTTCACTGTTGGTACTCCATTAGATGTCTAGCTCTTTTTTCATGCCTAGCATATTGAACACATAGTAAAGGGGTAGCCCTCCTATGGCATCAGACTTAGATAGATCAGCATTGCATAGGTTGTATATGAGTAGCTCCCATGACCATTTAGCTGTATTTTTCTCAGGTTCCTCGTTAGGTCCTTCTTCATCTTCATAACCCTCCTCTGGTTCCGGTGGTAGGGGGTCCTCAAATAGATTAGTGTAGGTATCAAGGAACTGTTCACGAAATTTAAGAAACTCCTTGATAATACCATACACATCAGTAATAGGTAACTCCATTAATAACTCAGCCCTATCCTTGCAGTCATACTCGTATGGCTCCCACACTATTTCACCCCACTCGTTCTCTTTAGTTTGCCGGTAAAGGATGGCACAGATGTATGGTAAGTTGGTTAAGTAATTGTTAGTAAAAAAATAATCAAGATCAATGTACTCATACAGGCATAGCTTAGAAAGTGGCTTGAGCTTCATGTTTTTTATCTCATGCTTGTAATTTTTGGATGGCTCAGAGGTAGCCCATTTGCATTCATCCACTAAAGCCTGTAATTCTTCAATTTCAAGATCATCTACAACAATGTCAGTAAGTATGCTTATTACTTCACTGTTATAGTATATGGTTCCTTCCTCTTTATTAATCTTGTTGATCTCCACCCACTCCTCCAGAGTTACCTCCTTCCAGCTCTTTGGGAGCTTGCTGCTTAAATTTTTCACCGATATATGTTATGTAAGGTATAGCAATAGATGCAGGCTGCTTAGATATCCATTTTGCTTTAAGTTTAAGATGTGCATCTGCATAGTGTTCTACTTTAGTAAGATCTTCACGTTTGAAAAATACAGCTAATATCATTGACAAATAACCTTTATCTTTAGCTAGTGAATACTTCTCAATCAGCTTAGTATCTTTTACTGTCAACTTCAATTTAGCGTTATAGGTATAACCTTCATGCTCAAGAGTATCTATAAGAGGGTACTCTAAATTAGGATGGTCATTAAATTGCCGCACCAAAACTAAAAAATCTTCTACCTCCATGTCATTGAAATCACTTTCAGGCACTCCTAGATAGTCAAATATCTTAAGGTTTTTTTCAATAGGATCATATTCATTGTTACTACCTATCTCTGTAATGTTTTCAAATTGTTCTACCGTTAACTCAGTGATCAAGTTAGGTATTTCTTTGTCTAGAATTTTTATCATAATTGTAATTTTTGAACAAATATAAAAAAAAAACAATATATACGTGAGCGAGTTGCCAATTTATACCATAACGGTGGATCCTGCCTATGCAGAGGATGGTGAAGACTTAGGTATTCAAGCTATTGCTTTTACCTCTAAGCCTGCTATCAAAGTTAAGGGCATGGCCTTTAATCAGCAAACTAAGCACGTAGCATTTAAGGATGGCTTAAAATACCGTATCACAGCTCCTGCCATGATACCTATGGAGATATACCGCAAGGATGATGATACAGATGAGGAGTACATGGTCAAGTTTACTGTAGAAGAGATAGATGCCATGCATGCTAAGTTTATGCAGCAGTTAGTTAACTCTTCTAAGTTTAACCTAGAGCATAACGAAGAGAAAAAAGTGCCTGCCTATATCCTTGAGGCATGGTTAGTAGATAAGCCTGAGCTAGATAAAGCATATACTACCTATGGCATTGAGGTGCCTGCAGGTACATTGATGCTGACTGCTCAAATAACTGATGTAGACTACTACAATAAACTAGTAGAACAGGACCAGGTAGGGTTCAGCATTGAGGGCTTTATGGGAATGAAACTAAAACAAACATATACTATGCAATTACCAGATGGAGAGCACCTCATTGAGGGCAAAATTTACGTGGTCAAGGATGGCCAAGTAGTCGAAATTAAAGAAGAGGAGAAAGTAGAGGACGAAATAGCACTAGAAGAGACAGTTGTAGAGGAGGAGAAAGTAGAGGAGGAAGTAGAAGCTGCCATTGATCCTGCTGTGGATGCTGAAGCTATCCTTGCTATTGTTCAGCCTATAATCACTGAGCAGATGAACCAAGTACTAGCTATCGTAGCTGAGCTTAAAACACAATTAGATGAAGCTCTAGGTGCTGAAACTGAGGTGGAGGAAGAGACAGTAGTAGTAGATGATAAGACTATGTACTGTGAAAAATTCAGAAAGTTTAACCAATTTAATAACAAATAAAATGCGTAAATTAAAATTTGACCTACAAGTCGACCCTACAGCTTTATTGGCTGCTAACCCAGAGGCATTCTACTCTGCGGCTTACTTAACATCTGATGTGCCGGATAACTTCCGTACTTTGCCAGGTGTAAAATACCAGACTAAACTTGGTACAGTATTATTCGGTAACGTGTTACAATCTTCTACCTGTGCATGGCCTACTCCAGGTTCAACAGATGACTTGAGTGCAGAGCTTATTGATGTATGTGCTGTATCTGCTATGGCTCAGATTTGTCAGTTTGACCTTGAGCAGTCTTTTGTATCGTTACAAATGACTAAAGGTTCTAACTCTGACTTCTCTGTGGCTTCTTTCATGAACTTCTACTGGGAGACTATGGCTAAGCATGTAGCTCAAGATATCGAGAACATCCGATGGAAGGGAGATACTACATCATTGAACCCTACCCTTGCTTTGTGTGATGGTTATGAGAAGAAGTTAGCTGCTGCTGTAGGGCCTGGTGGTGTTATCAATGGTGGTACTGGTTTTATCACTACTTTTACAGGTTTATCTGCTGCTTTATCTACTGCTTTTGCTTTATTGCCTGCTGCTGTAGCATCTAACACTGCTGACCTACGTTTCTACTTACCTACTCAGTTAGTTAACATCTACCGCTTAGGGGTGGCTGCTGGTAACACTAATGCGTACATCACTCAAGACTTAAGCTTAACCTACTTAGGTATTAAAATTGTACAGTGTCAAGGTATGTCAAATGATACTTTTGTTATGACTTTGAGAGATAACCTTATCTATGCATTCGATGCTGAGGGAGATAGCTCTGACCTACGTGCAGTTAACCTACGTGATACTGTTGCTGAGCCTTACATCCGTACTCGTGCAGATATGAAAATTGGTTTCCACTTTGTGAACCCTACTGAAATCGTATTCTATCAATAACATTAACCATGAGCCCTCTGCAAAGGGGGCTCTTTAATACTTTTTTATATGCCAACTTGTGCCGCATTAGAAGCAATAGCCAAGAGTTGTGATAATAACTCTGGAGGCTTACATGGAGTAGCTCTTATTCAACAAGATGATGTGCTTGGTACTACGGTAGTAACTACAGGTGCTGGTGACTGGAGAATTACAGGTTTTACCTTGACTTCTGTACCTTCACCTATCACGTTTACTGACTATAGCATCCGTAGAAACACATCTAACTACACTGAAGAGGTAGCTGCTGACTTAGTTAATGGTAGCTCATTTACTACCGCCACACTCAATTTAGTATTTCACCGAAGAGAGCAGGCTAAATCAAGAGCCATTAAGGTACTAGGTTCTGGACAGCAGTATCTATCTGGTATCGTTAAGGATGCCAATGGTAAGTACTGGTACTTCCCTTACTTGCAGTTATCTGCATCTGGTGAAGGTTCAGGTACAGCTCGTGCTGATGGTTCTAAGTACACCGTAACATTGGTAGCAGAAAATGAATTTTTGGCCTATGAAGTAGTAATGAGCTCTTCTGCTCTTGCTGCTATAGGTGTTAACTTCTAAATTCTGAACATTTAGCTACAGGTCATACAATATAGATAGATGATCTACATAGCTAAAGGTACTACGAACAAAATTATTTTAACATTAACAGAGGTAACTACGGTAAATAATCCTAGTTACCTCTTTGTGTTTACTAATGAATACAACAAAGGTAGCAGTCCTATCTTATTCACTACCGCTGATACCTCACTCTATCCTGAGAGGTACAATGCATTTACATTAGTAGAGCCAGTTGACCTTAATCTTGTTATTGGTCAGTACACCTATCAAATTTATCAAAAAAGTGGTCCATTTGCTTTACCTCTAAGTATATCACAGACTACTGGAGTAGTCATAGAAGAGGGTAGAATGGTAGTAAGTGGCCCAGCTCCATCTAATATATACACTTAAGACATGGCATGGTACGACATATTTAGAAGAAAACAGCAAGGTCCCACCGTAGTGGAAGGGTACCAGGCTTTTAGCACTCCCTTCCTACCTGTAGGTAGAGGTAATCTCACACTGCCATACGTTAATGGCAGATGGACAGCAGGCAACTGGGTAGACTTTGGAGAAGGTAACTTATATCCGGAAGTGTTAAACCAGATGTACTATAGCTCACCGCTACATGGTGCCATTGTGGACTTCAAGACCAATGCAGTCATAGGTGGAGGGTACTCATTAGATGCTGATAAGCTTACACCACAGGAGAAGGTGGACCTGTACACCTGGGAAAAGAAGATACACCTCAAGCATACTGTGGAAGCAGTCACTCAGCAGCTCATTCTACATAACCGCATCTACTTTAAGCTAGTATTCAATGAGAAAGGCAAGCTAGCTAAGGTATACAACGTATCACCTGAGAAGGTAAGGGTATCACGATGCAAGAAAAAATACTACCTTAGCAATGACTGGAGCCAACGACTAGATGTAGTGGAGGTTAAACCCTACCACATGACCTGTAAGGATGAAGTACAGCTCTATTGTTATGAAGTACACAGCGTAGGGCAGGATTACTACCCACTACCTCAGTACACCTCAGCTCTTAACTTTGCATTTCTTAGTGGTGAGCTTTCATACTTTGCCAAGAGTAACATCCAAAATAGTATTTTTCCATCCTTTGCCATGATGTTTCCTAAGAGGCCACAGTCTGAGGAGGAGAAGCACATGATAAAAGAGACCATTGATAGGCTGAAAGGAGCTCAGAACGCAGGGAAGGCAGTTGCATTCTTTGCCAATAGCCAAGATCAGCTACCAAAAATAGAAGCACTGCCAACTAATGCAAATGATAAACTATTTCACGAAGCATCTGCCCTTAATACTGAACAGATTTGCTTTGCTCACACTATCGATCCTATTCTCATGGGTGTTAGAACCACAGGCTCCTTGGGTAATGGATCAGATATTAAACAGGCTTACGTTATTTTTGAGAAAAATGTAGTCAAGAAGATACGTGCCCAGGTTGAAACTATCTTCAATGAGCTCCTATCTATTGCTAAGTTACCTGCTGACTTTACTATCAATAACTTCCAAATCATTAATGAAACCATCGTTGAACTTGAGGGTGATACCTCTAAGACTAATGATGCATTAAATACCTTGAGTCCATTGGTAGCTACCAAGGTACTTGAGACCATGACCATCAACGAGATTAGAGCACTAGCTTCTTTACCTCCTGTAGATGGTGGAGATGTTACACAAACAGCTGCAGCTGCAGCTCAAACACCTATAGTATAATGCTTTACTTCATAACTGAAAACTACCTCAAGACCAACACACCCATCACAGCCAATGTGGATGTAACGGATGTGACACCATACATAGCTACTCAGAGTGCTCTAAGGATACAGCCTATCCTAGGTACTACCTTCTACAATCACATGCTGGCTGGATACAACGCTCAGACACTTACCAATGATGAGGTGGACTTGGTAGAGTTTATTCAGCCTGTCATAGCATGGAGAAGTGCAGAGGATGCTGTATTCGGGCTTACCTATCAACTTAAAAATAAAGGACTGCAGACTCAGAATGGTGACTACTCAGCTAGTGTATCTAGAGCAGAGGTAGCCTTTGGTATGGAGCACTATGCACAGAAGGCATCCTTCTTTGAGCAACGATTAATCAGATGGCTACTAGCCAACAAGACTTTATTTCCTATATTTATATCCGCACTTAACACTGATACTGACCTTCGCCCCATGTTTGCCACCTGTCAGCAATGCCTATACAACGGCTTCACTACATGCACCGGTAACTGTGGTAACTTTACAGAAAATGGATATAACAATAGTATACTAATACTATGAAAGCACAGCTTATCATACTCATAGCAAGCCTGAAGAGTAGGTGGCCTGTCTACCTATCCATGGTAAGCACCTTCTTTATGCCTATTTATGGCCTGTTATTCTTGATAGGCTTTACTATTTTGATAGATACCATCACTGGCATCTGGAAGGCACGTAAACTAAAGCAACCCATCACCTCACGTAGGCTATCTGCTATCATATCTAAGTTGCTACTGTATGAAATAACTGTGATATTGTTTTACCTTATTGATAAATTTATATTAAATGATATCATCCTTACCTTCTTTAGTGTACCTTTGATGCTAACCAAGGTGCTCAGCTTGATACTTGTAAGCATTGAAGTGGTGAGTATCAATGAGAACTACAAGGCAGTCAAAGGTATAGACCTGTGGCAGAGTGCAAAAAATTTAATATCAAGAGTTAAAGAATTAAAAAAAGATGCCGATGAAATTAGACATAACCAAGATAGTACAAGCAAGACTATCTGATAAGCAATACTTCCAAGAAGATAGCTCTAAGACTCAAATATATCTACACCATACAGCAGGTGGGGGTGATGCAGTAGCCGTATCACGTTGGTGGAATAGTAACTCAGATAGGATAGCTACTGCCTTTGTAATAGGTAACAGGGGCACAATAGTACAATGCTTCAGCTCTAGGCACTGGGCATGGCACCTGGGTATTGATGGAGAGGACTTCCAAGCTCACAATACACCATACAAGAACCTTAACAAGCTTAGTGTAGGCATTGAAATATGCAACTATGGACCATTGAAGCACAAGGATGGCAAGTACTACAACTATGTCAAGGGTGTGGTGGATCCTTCACAGGTAACTGTACTAGATAAGCCATACAAAGGTCATGTACTATGGCAGAAGTACACAGATGAGCAGATAGAAAGCACTCGGCAGCTCTTGGTGTACCTATGCGACACATACAATATACCCAAGGCATACCGGTCCGAGATATTTGCCATTGATAAGGAGGCTTTCAAAGGTACTCCTGGCATCTATACCCACAACTCAGTACGTAAAGATAAGAGTGATATCTACCCATGCCCTCGCATGATAGCAATGTTACAAGCACTATGAAAGCTATAGCCTTAATTACAGCCCTTCTGCTGCTGTTTGCCTGCTCAAGTGAACGCAAGGCACAGTACCACTACCGAAAAGCCCTTAAACATGGCCTAAAGATAGTACAGGATAGTGATACCATCCGCATTAATACCATTGATAGCATACCTGTAATAGTCAATGATACTATCGTATGGCAGAAGTATATCACTACCAAGGATACTATAGTCAAGTATAGGACCGTAGAAATTCCTAAGACCAAGTGGCAGACCAGGATAGAGTACAAGTACAAGACCAAGATAGAGAAAATCAAGGGCGATGTGATCACCAAGCAGCATGAAGTAATCAAGTACCGCACCAGGTGGTGGCCGTTCTGGATAGGCTTAGCTATACCCTTCTTATTAAGACTTGCCTACAATGCCTTACTAAGCAAGCTGAACAAATGAGAAAGAGGCTGTTCTACGACATAGAGACCTCTTTCAATGTAGGAGTGTTCTGGAGAACAGGCTATAACATAACAATAAACCCACAAGACATCATACATGAGCGTGCTATCATCTGCATCTGCTACAAATGGGAGGGTGAAGATACCATACATAGCCTAACCTGGTCCAAGAGCCAAAGTGATAAGGCCATGATACGTGACTTTATCAAGATCATGAACCAAGCAGATGAGATAGTGGCTCACAATGGTGATAGATTTGATTTGAAATGGATACGCACAAGGGCTCTAATGCATGACATTGATGTTATGCCTGCACCCAAGACCATAGACACGCTTAAATGGGCTAAAAAGTACTTCAATTTTAATAGCAATAAACTAGACTACATAGCTCAACTGCTCAAGGTAGGTGCCAAGATGGATACAGGTGGCCTTGAGCTTTGGAAGGATATTGTATTCCGGAAGGACCAAGCCGCCCTGGATAAGATGGTAGAGTACTGCAAGATGGATGTACAGGTCCTTGAGGGTGTATTCAACAAGCTCAATAGCTACACCCTACCACAGCATAACTATGCAGTACAGCATGGTGGTGAGAAGTTTGAGTGCGCTGAGTGTGGTGGTACTACCTTCCAGTACAACCGCAAAACAGTCACAGTAGCAGGCACAGTACACCACTGGCTTAAGTGCAGAGACTGTGGCAAACACCATAAGATCAATCAGCTCACTTTCTCCAAGTACCAGAAATACATCTACCGCAAGAGTAAGCCCTTCCCAGCCTAAAGGCTTAATTTTCAAAGTATTTTTCACGTCTAAAGGCTTAATCCTTATTTAGAACCATTCTAAATTTCACTAATAAGTAAAAAATTAGTTAGTAATTATTTGCAGATATGAAACTTTTTATATCTTTGTAAGGTATTAACCAATAAAAATTACAAAATGACAAAAGAAGAAATCTTAGAAACCGTCCTAAACTACTACCAAGAGCTTAATGCTGATTATGAGGAGAACCGTGATGCCTTTGGCTTGAGTGATCCAGACACCCAGAGAAGCTACACCAAGCTATATGCTGTAGAACAGTTACTTAACCGCTTAAATTTACCTACCAATGACTAAAAAACAATTACTTGACATTTTTTTGGGTGGTCTAGTAGTGGCCGCTACACCTTTTATCTTATATAAACTTTTAATACTTATCATGTTATGAACGAGCACGTAGAACTTAGTGATTATTTTTGTCAATTCTCCTTCTCAAGGAGTGAGACCATGGATATCTGGGGTAATTGTATGTATACCTTGGTAGATGATCTAGATGATAACTTCTTTGTGGAGGTAGATAATATAGAAGCCTTCTATGATGCAGGTGAAACTGAGCTACCAGTGAAGCTCACTGAGTATGAGATAGACCTGCTATGTGAGTGGATCTATGAAGAAGCTAACCAGCGCAATATGTGGGAGGACTTTAGAGATGTAGATCGTGAATGGATGGATAAAGATGATGCAGAATATATATGAATATGCCAGATGGTGGAGGGAGCAATCATTTGCAGGAGATAAGGGCGGCTCATTTGATATAGAACTTTATTTAGAAATCTTAAAATGCAAAGCAAAATGTATAGACTCGAATACTACATCCATGACAAGCTCATCAATCAATGGGGCTTCAAGTCCTTTGCCTTGTGCAAATGGAAAAGGAGACTGCCTGATGGGGCAC